TATAATATTGTCTTGGCCTGAAGAAGGTGGTGAATCTCTATATGGTGACTCAATTAATTCATTTAAAGAAAAAACAGTATGGAGGTGTGAAGCTGGAAAATTCCCACATGGAAGTACAACGGTAAAAGGTAAACGCCCTAGAATTACATTATCTTTAGGTTTTTTGATTAAAAATAAAAGGATTTAAAATATTTAATCCAACACAATTTAATTTTTGCTAATATTTATAATCAAAAAATATGGCAAATATTCCAATCTGGCCCGGTTCATCATCATTTTTCCCTGGACAAACACCATTTGGGTTCTATGATAACCAATATCAATTTCAAGTTGATGCTGATAAAGTAGCAAAATTTTGTGCTTTACGTTTAGGATATCCTATTGAAAACGTAGAATTACAATCAGTAAATTTTTATACGGCCTTTGAAGAAGCAGTAACGGTATATGGAAATGAACTTTATGGTTTTCAAATTAGAGATAATTATTTAAGTTTAGAAGGAACACAAACTGCCTCTTTATTAAACAATACAGTAGTTACTCCTACAATGGCGGGTATTGTTAGGATTTCCCAACAATATGGTGAGGAAGCAGGAGCCGGTGGTAATGTAACTTGGTTTAAAGGTCAATTACCCCTTACACCAGGTGTTCAAGATTATGATTTATCGTTATGGGCCATTTCTCAAAGTATAACAGGTGGAATCGAAATTAAAAATGTATTTTACCAACCACCCCCTGCAATTAACCAATTATATTCTCCATTTTTAGGTACAGGTCCTGGAGGATTAGGAGGTGTACCAGCTGCAGGTGTTTATGGTATGGGATATGGTTATACAAATTATCTAATGATGCCTACAAGTTTCACTATTCAAAATATTCAAGCCATTGAAATGCAGAATACAGTGACACTTTCAAATTATACATTTAATATTGTAAATAATATTTTATCAGTATTCCCTGTTCCTGGAACAGATTTATTAGGAATAGGTGATGAAATAGATGATTTAGGATATGGTCAATATCTAATATTCGACTTTATTAAAATAGAAGATAGATTAAATTCAGGATTTGGTACCGATATAAACAGAGTAACAAATACATCAAATGCTCCATATGGTAATCCTAACTACAATCAGATTAATTCCGTAGGTAGATCTTGGATATTTGAATACACATTAGCTTTATCTAAAGAAATATTAGGTTTAGTTCGTAATAAATATTCATCCATTCCTATTCCAGGAGCCGAAGTAACATTAAACGGAGATGGTTTAGTAAGTTCAGCAGCTTCCGAAAAAGAATCATTATTAACTAGGTTACGAGATTATTTTGATCAAACATCACGTCAATCGTTACTTGAAAGAAGAAGTAACGAATCTAATGCTCGTGTAAATGAATTGAATCAAGTACCAATGACAATCTTTATAGGATAATGGCATTATTTGGACAAGCTAGAGATATTTCAATGTTTAGATACGTCAACCGAGAGTTGATGCAAAACATTATTTCTCAACAATGTGTTTTATATAAAGTAAACTCTGTAGAAACTAAATCTAACATATATGGTGAAGCAAGTAGTGGAAGATACTTTCAAGAACCTCTTTTATTATATGCTTTAATCGAAAGAGAAGATCAAACAGCCCCAGTAGATGATTTTGGAGTAGGATTTGAATGGCCTCATGTATTTAAATTTTTAAGAGACGACTTAGTAGATGCTAATGTTCAACCGGAAATTGGAGACTTCATAATGTGGCAGAATGCATATTGGGAAATAGATAATACAAACTTAAACCAATTATTTGTTGGTAAAGATCCTCAATATCCTTTTACAGATTCAAATGGAGTTAATCCATTAGAAACTGATTTAAGTGAATTCGGATATAATGTTGCAGTAGAATGTTTATGCCATTATGTACCAGCAGATCGTGTTAACGTAATAAATCAGAGATTATAATGGCTGTAAGAAAACCAACCCCAAAATCTCAAAAAGAGATAAGCGAATCCCTACACAAATCAGATTTTCCTCAGTATGGTAATCCTAATAAAAGGGTTAAAACTACTAGAGCAAATCAAACTTCATGGAAGGGAGACAATGTAAAACCATTTACAGTTGGCCTTCAGGATATTGATGAAGCTGTATTTTATTACTTTAATGAAGTTATAAGACCAGTTGTAATGCAAAATGGTGAACGTTTACCTGTTCCAGTAATTTATGGTTCTCCTGAAAAATGGAAATCATATCAAAAAGATGGATATTACCGTGATTTAAAAGGTAAGATAATGGCACCTTTAATTATGTTTAAGCGTAATAATCTAGAAAAAAATAGAACTATTGCTAATAAATTAGATGCTAATAATCCTAACAATTACAATGTTTCTAAAAAAATGTATGATCCTAGAAACGCATATGATAACTTTAACGTATTAAATAATAGAAAACCTCAAATCCAATACTATGCAACAGTAGTACCGGATTATGTAACGATAACATATACATGTGCTGCTTTTACATATTATGTAGAACAATTAAATAAAATAGTTGAATCTATAGAATACGCATCAGATGCATATTGGGGTAATCCTGAAAGATATAAATTTAGAGCTATGATTAATTCATTTGGGTTCCAAACTGAATTAGCCCAAAGTGATGAGCGAATAGTTAGAAGTACCTTTGACATCCAGTTAAATGGATATATTATTCCTGATAACGTACAAAAAGGAACAACTGCAATTTCTAAATTCTCCAACAGCTCTCAAATTGTTATCAGTGAAACTCCAACAACAAATATTCCTTAACAAGGAATTAAATATGTATTATAGAATAAAGGTATATTTTTAAATAATCGTACTAATATTTTTTTAAAAAGTTTTTGCAAATGTTGTAGAAAGTATTATTTACTTTTGAAAAAAGACAATATATTTATTATCAAATAAAATTAATCTAAAATGGCAGAAACACTTTTATCTCCTGGCGTATTATCAAGAGAAAATGATTCAACAGTAACAGCCGCCGCTCCTGCTCCTATAGGTGCTTCCATTATCGGCCCAACTGTTTTAGGACAACCTTATATCCCACGCAGAGTCACTACATTTAGTGAATATTTAACTTACTTCGGTGGAAGTTTTATTAGCTCATCTACTACTGGAGCCGGTAATCAATATACTTACTTTACATCAACAGCTGCATTCAATTATTTCCAAAATGGTGGAAATAGTTTATGGGTTACTCGTGTAGTTAGTGGTAACTTCGCACCTGCAACATCAAGTTTCATTGCTACTGGTTCAGCTGGTCCTACTTCTGGTCAATCAGCATTTGTTCTTCAAACATTAAGTTGGGGTGCCAATCAAAATAGTACTTCATCCTTAGATGCTAGTGGATCATTAGCTTCAGGATCAAATGTTAACCTAAGATGGGAAATTGTTAATGCAAATACATCATCAGGTACATTTAACTTATTAATTCGTCGTGGTAATGATAATAACAATGTTAAAAATGTATTAGAAACTTGGGGTCCAGTATCATTAGATCCAACTCAAATTAACTACATTGAAAAAGTAATCGGTAATCAAACATTCAGCACATCATCCGACAATTTATATGTAAATACTACAGGTAATTATCCTAATAAGAGTAATTATGTTACAGTAAAACAAGTAAACTTTACTACTCCAAATTATTTTGATAATTTAGGAGTTGCTAAAATCCAATTTACAGGATCTATTCCTGCAAATGGGTCAGGATCATTTGGTGCCGCAAGTGGTAATTTAACAAATGGTGGTGATTTATACAATCAAAGTATTTCCAACACCAACACTCAAGGTTTATCAGCTACCGCCTATTCTACCGCTATTACATTGATGTCAAATCAAGACGAATATGCCTATAATGTAATTGCTACTCCCGGATTGTGTTATGCAGCCGCAACTCATCAAACTCAATTAAGAAATTTAATTAATAATACTCAAAATAGAGGTGATGCTATTGCAGTAATTGATCTTGAATTATATAATAGTACAGTTACTGCAGCTTCAAACACAGCAACTAGTATTGATAGTTCATATGCTGCTTCATATTGGCCTTGGGTTCAAACAGTAGATCCTATTACAGGTGAATTTGAATGGGTACCTGCCTCAACAATGATTCCTGCAGTTTATGCTTTCAACGATACAACAGCTGCTTCATGGTTTGCTCCAGCAGGTTTAAATCGTGGTTCAATGACTACTGTAATAAGAGCTGAAAAGAAATTAACTCAAGCAGATAGAAATACATTATATCAAAACAAAGTAAACCCAGTAGCTACATTCCCTGGTTCAGGTGTTGTAGTATTCGGTCAGAAAACATTACAAACTCAACCATCTGCACTTGATCGTGTAAATGTTCGTAGATTGTTAATTACTTTAAAAGATAGAATTAATCAAATTTCAAATACATTAGTGTTCGAACAAAACACAATTGCTACTAGAAATAGTTTCTTATCTCAAGTTAACCCATACTTAGAATCAGTACAACAACAACAAGGATTGTATGCATTTAAAGTAGTAATGGATGATTCAAATAATACTCCGGAAGCTATCGATAGAAATCAGTTAATTGGTCAAATTTATTTACAACCAACTAAAACAGCTGAATTTATTATCCTAGATTTCAACATCCTTCCTACTGGAGCTACTTTCCCAGCATAATTCTTTAAAAGTTGAATATTTATAATAAAATAAAATAAAATGGCAATATTAGATTCAAACGAAATTTTCTTCACAGCCTTTGAACCTAAGGTACAGAATAGATTTATTATGTACGTAGATGGTATCCCTGCATATTTAATTAAAGGAATTTCATCTGTAGGATTTTCACAGGATGAAATCATATTGAATCACATAAACGTTTACCGTAAAATAAAAGGTAAATTAAAATGGAATGATTTAACAATGACCCTATTCGATCCAATTACACCTTCAGGTGCACAAGCGGTAATGGAATGGGTTCGTTTACACCACGAGTCAGTAACAGGTCGTGATGGATATTCGGATATGTATAAAAAAGATTTACGTATCGATGTATTAGGCCCTGTAGGTGATATCGTTTCAGAATGGGTAATCAAAGGAGCCTTTATTAAAACAGGTGAATTTGGTGAGTACAACTGGGACACTGATAACGCAGCGCAAAACTTAACAGTTACTTTAGGAATGGATTACTGCGTATTGAATTTCTAATCAAGCCATTACAAATATAGAAAGAGCTCGCATTTTTGCGAGCTTCTTTTTTTCATATTTATGTTGGAGATGTAAAAAAATTATTATATATTTTATAATATGAAAAATTTATTAATATTCTTATTATTGACTACTGTAGGGTATAGTCAATATTGTCCTGCTTTAGGACCTGATCAAATATTACCTTGTGGTGTTGGATCAACTACATTAACGGCTGATTTAAGTCAATGTGGAGCTGGAAATAATCCTAATCAAACAACAAACTATAATGTATCTAATATACCTTATGTTGCTCAAACAAATAATGGTACTAGTTTGTTTATGGCTGATGATTCACAACAAGGTCCATTTAATATTGGATTTAACTTTTGTTTCTTTGGTCAAACCTATACCCAATTCTATGTAGGATCAAATGGTTGGGTTTCATTTACAGGAGGACAACCAACTACTTTTACAACCCAAACGATTCCA